GGACGAAGATGAAACTAGTATTCGACATAGAGACTGACGGTATCGATGCCACAAAGGTGTGGTGTATCGTAGCTCAAGACGTTGATACCAAGAAGATTTATAAGTGGAAGCCTGATGCTATTGAGCTTGGCTTAAACTTCTTGGCTAATGCGGAAGCCTTAATCGGTCACAATATTATTGGCTATGATATGGCTATACTAAATAAATTGTATGGCATTGATCTGTATGATAAACGCGTATATGATACGTGGATCATGAGTCAGGTTCTTAAGTACAAGAGACCACACAAGCACGGACTCGGTGGTTGGGGTGAACACCTCGGCTACAGTAAGTTTGAGTTTGATAACTGGTCTGAGTTCTCTGAAGAGATGCTTACATACTGTGTAAGAGATGTTGAGCTTAATACTAAGGTCTACGAAATCTTGATGAAGGAATTCAAAGAACAATCAACAACTAAACCCTTGATATCTAAAGGTTTACGAGCAGAACATGATGCTGCAGTATTCGAAGCCAAAGTAAGAATGAAGGGCTGGTTGTTTGATGTTGATGCAGCCAACAAGCTGCACGAAGAAATGACAACTGAGATTGAAGCAATTGAATCTCGGATACATCCTCAACTACCTGAGATGACTATCATGGTAGACAAACAACCTAAGTTAGCTAAGTACACTAAGAAAGGTGACTTCACTGCTGTTACTCGTAGGCTTTTGACTGAGTATCTTGGACATGAGCCTGAAGTAGATGACTGGGATCCAAAGCAAGAGTTCCAACGCAGTTATACTACACAAGTAACGCTAGGTAACATGGAAGAAGTTAAAGAATATCTTTATACTATAGGATGGAAACCAGATGATTGGAATTACAAGAAGGTTGGCTATGAGTTCCATAAGACGAGTCCAAAGCTTACAACAACAAGCCTCGAACTGCTCGGAGAAGTCGGACAAGACATCGACAGATACTACACAACAAGATCGAGAAGGTCTATTCTCGAAGGCTGGCTTAAAGAGGTTAAGGGAGATAGGCTACATGGAAGAATGTGGGTTATCGGTACGCCTACATACAGAGCAAGACACGAAGTAATTACTAACTTACCTAGTGTAGATGCAGCATGGGGCAAAGAGATGCGCAGTCTATTTATCTGTGAAGACGGATATCGAGTAGTCGGTGCTGACTCAGCTGGTAATCAGATGAGAGCCTTGTGTCACTACATTGGTGATGATAAGTTTACTAAGGAGGTTACAGATGGAGACATTCATTCTTATAACGCAAGTATTCTTGGGAGTAGCCGTGGTGATGCTAAGCGTTGGCTTTATGCCTACCTATTTGGCGGTGGTGGCCGCAAGCTTGGCACTATTCTCACTGGTAAACCTGATGATAAAGCTGGTAATGCCAGCAAACAGAAATACCAGTCAGCAATTCCTGGACTAGGTAAGATTAAGGCTAAGCTTGATCACATCTTTCAACAAACAAAGAACGGATACGGTGATGCCTTCATTCCTGGATTAGATGGTAGAAGGGTTTACGTTGGATCGGCTCACCAGTCGCTCAACTATCTTCTACAAAGTGCTGAAGCAATTACTTGTAAGGCCGCTGTAGGTTATGCAATGGAAACAATTGCTTATGAAAACTTAGATGCTTACCCTGTTATCTTCTACCACGATGAGATGGCATGGGTAGCCAAAGAAGAACACGCTGAACGGGTAAAAGAAATATGTGTTGAAGCATTCCGTGAAGCGCCTAAACAATTCAACGTACAGTGTATGGATGGCGATGGTGTCATTGGTAACTGTTACGCAGACGTACACTAGAAAGGATACGTTATGATTGCTATTATTGACGCAGATAGTTGTATTTATCAGTCAGCTTGGGATCAACCAGATCTTGATACTGCATTTGAAAACTATCAAAACATATTAAATAAGTATTGGATTGAGCCTGTGTGGGCTGATGAGAAGATTATTTATTGTGCTGGTAAAGATAACTTTCGTTATAACTTATGCCCACAATACAAGTCTAATCGCAAAGATCCACCTGAAAAGGCTAAGTTCTTTAGACCATTGATACAATTACTTATTGATAAAGAGCTTGCTATACCTTCAGATGGTATGGAAGCTGACGATATGGTTCGTATCAAAGCTACTGAATGCGCTGGTCTTAATCAAGACTTTACTGTAGTACATATTGATAAAGACCTTGATTGTATTCCAGGAAAGCATTTCAATCCTAAGAAAGAAGAATTCTATGAAATCGATGTTGATACCGCAGATCTTCTTTATTGGACTCAAATGCTTAAAGGTGATCCAACAGATAACTTGCCTGGATTACCTAAGATTGGTCCTAAGAAAGCAGAAGCAATGCTTAACGGTGTACCAATGAATAGGCGTAAGAAGCGTGTTATTGCTGCTTACAGAGCTAAATATGGTATAGTAAATTGGAAGGAGAAGTTATTGGAAACTGCAAACGGTATTCATATCTTGCGTAATCCAACTGATTTCTTTGAGGTGTAATATGACTACCAATACACAAGACCACCAACGTTATGAAGATGTTATCATAACAGAGGTAAGTAATGTTGACTCAGGAGGTTGGGTCGGTATTACTACCGAGGAACACGGTGAGATTAGATGTAAGTCTAACCTCAGAACTAAGCTTAAGCTAAAGAAGGGCTGGGAAGGTGACCTGACTGTATGGGTTAATCCTAAGAGTAACACTGTATGTGTAGCCTTTGATCAGAAGGCTTGGCAAGCTACGGGTGCAGACGCATTACCGCATGGTCAATGGGAATTAATCCCTAATATGAATGATATTAATCCATATGAGAACGAAGGATTTATTTATATGATTACTGAAAAGTCTACTGGAAAGAAATATGTAGGCAAGAAATCATACTGGAACTACAGCAAAGGTAAACGTGTAAGACAATCTAACTGGAAAACCTATGGCTCATCTGGTGTAGATACTTCACAGAAAGTTTCAGACAACCCTGAAGCATTTGATTATCTTATTATGGATGAAGCACCTGACAAGTCTTCGCTTAATTATTTAGAAATCAAATGGCAAATAACCCTTAACGTTCTTACTGAGTTAGACGAGAACGGAGAGAAAGTTTATTATAATAAAACACTTGGCAGTGAGAAATGGATGCTCACTAAATCATTTATAGAGGAATACAATGCGAAATCCAATGTATAATAAGATACCTAATCAACAAGTAATTGACGGAAAGAAGTATGAACCTGACGTTTCTGAGTATGATGAGTACTTATCTGATTATATTATCGGTAAAGAAGAAAGACGACAGAAGGTAACTAAGTCTAGTAAAACTCGGCAGAAGAAAAGGATTAATCGTTATGCCAAAGAAGAGCGACTATACGGAAAGTAAAGAGGTAGGCAAAACTAAATGCCCTGCTTGTCCGTCATCAGATGGCTTTGCTATATACGATGATGGTCATGGGTACTGTTTTGTTTGTAATCACTATGAACGCAATATAAATGAAGAGGAAGAGGATATGGCTGTAGCAGCACCTCAAATCACAAGCCTAGAATTATTTGAGTCTCAACTCGGTGACTATCGTGGTTGCCAAGATAGAGGCATTAAGAAATCAATTGCAGAACATTACGGTGTTCGTGCTACATACGACAGTGAACGTAATATCACTGCTTATAACTACCCTTACTACAAAGACAATGAGTTAATTGCTTATAAAGTAAGAACATTACCTAAACAATTTAAAACTGTAGGAGACTTTAAAGATGTCTGGCCTTTTGGTTGCCAAAGCTTTGGAATGGGAGGCAAGCGTCTCGTCATCACGGAAGGTGAATTTGACGCAATGTCCGTTGCACAAGCCTCTATGGATCATTATAATAAGATTTATCCTGCGATCAGTATTGCCTCAGCTAGTAACCTCAAAAGCTTGTTGCAAGCAAGAGAGTGGATTAGGTCATTCGAAGAAGTCGTATTGTTCTTTGACAATGATGCAGCAGGAAAGAAGGCTATAAAAGAAGCCGCTAACATTATTGGTATTGATAAAGTTAAAATTGCTACAACAACAGCTAAAGATCCTTGTGAACTTTACAAAGCATCAGGCTATCAAGGTGTTATGCGTGCTATATGGGATGCACAACCATTTAGCCCTGCTGGTATTGTTGTAGGCCATGACCCTGTATGGGAACAATATCTTGCAAGACGCTCTACTGAGTCTGTCGCTTATCCTGCTTGTCTAACAGGCATTAACGATAAGACTAAAGGTATGCGCTTCGGTGAGATTACTTTGTTTACTTCGGGTACTGGTAGCGGTAAATCAACTGTTATTAAAGAGATTGTATTAGATCTTCTTGATAAAACAGAAGATAAAATCGGT